TAAACTCTTCTGATTTAGCAAACGGACTAAACGCTCCATTGATTTCATCAAGCGTTAGTTTTCCGTCGTCAAGATATTCACGGGCTAGTCGTTCTGCAACTGAAGCGACAGCCAACAGCCCTGCCATTGATAGCGATACCCATGTATCAATTCCAACGATAGCCCCAGCGCCTAAAGTACCAAGTGCGCCGACGGTAAACACCGCAACCATTCGACGCAAAATGTCTTGGACTTTTTTCATGCCCCAATTCTATCTCATGCCACATCCCTCATCTTTTGCTTCAAAGTTTCTTGGCGTTCCTTCTCAGCCTTGAACCATTCGATTTGAGACTTTGGCAATCTTGCTTTTGATAGTTTGCCATTCTCTCCAACTAATCGAACTCCCTGAAGATGGAATCCTGCTTGTAACTTATCGGCATCCTCTTTGCCCATAACATTTCGAATCAAGTCGAGTAAGCAAGTAGCGAACTTTGCTCCGTGGCTCCATCGGTCATTTGATAAGTGATGTGCCAACTCATGCAAGATGACAAACTTTTGTCTGCCCCACTTTGGCAATAAGATTACATATTGACCATGGCGGAATGTAGCGCCAGCGCTTCTCCGACCTCTGCCATCTAAAACTACGATTGGTCGATTCCAGCCGTACTTGTCCTTGATGTACTTTCGGGCAAGAACTTTGTCCACAAATTTTTGACATTCTTTCATTGTGAACTCTTCGTTCATTGCTTTCAATCGAGTCTCACTTCTGTAAACCCGAGTGGTTTGGTCTCTGTCTTGAAAAGCCATAGTTTCCCCCTCTCACTACCCAGTATACACGACGGGGGTTAGATAATCCAATCCACCTTGAGTCACCTCGGCTCAACTTTGCTCCAACACGCCATGAATTCCCGAATGATTCCACTTCTTTCAGTTTGATATACAACCCCAGTTGTGTTACACTCGGTATGTAAGAGAGAGGAGATGCCCGTGATGGTCTGCGCGAAGTGCGGAGTTTCTATCGGTCAGTTTGAGGTTTTTCCTGAAGGCGTCTGCGTGAAGTGCTTTGCAGTCGAATTCGAAAAGGAATTTCAGAGCGCGTTAAAAATAGGGAGGTTCAAGTAATGAGTAAAGTAAAAGTGACTTGGAAGGCTTATGGAAACAAGCCTAAGATTGGTCGTTTCATCAGTTCTGTTGAGTTTGAAATTCCACCAATCACGGTGACACTTCTTACTCAAGAAGTTCACAATCAAGGTGTGTGCGAAGGTATTTTCAAAGGCACAAATCTTCGTGCAGGGGGCTACTGGAACATCATCCAGCCATTGCTTTCTGAAACTCGTACTCACACAGCAATCTCAGTAGGCGACGAAATCGAAATCGACGGTCAGGTTTACATCTGCGCTGATTTTGGATTTGAGAAGATTGAAGATGTTGAAATCAAGTATCACGGAGATTCAGTATTCCGTGTGTATAAGAAAGATAAGGTAGATAACTAACCCCAGTTATGCTAAACTCAGATTGTAACCAAGAGAGAGGATACAAAATGTCAGAATCAAAAGGTCGTCCGTTTAATGTTCAAGAACTCAAGAACCAAATTGGTTTTTGGAACATTGGCGCTATCTCAGGTGGTCGCACTTACATTGATGGCGCTACTTACAACAAACAATACGGCACAACTGAGCAGGTCGAATTCCCAGTCGCTTATGGATACCGCGTAAGAGTTATTTTAGGTTGGGACGATACATGGACAGTCCAGCGCGTAATTGTAAAGAACACAAAAAATGGAATCAAGGAAACAATTAAGGGTTCTGTTGAGGGTGTCTACCCTGAAAACATCGGTGAGGTTGCTTATCAAGCATCTTGCTTCCGTTCTAATGATGCGTTTGGAAAGGTAAGTGCCTGATGAGTATTTCAGAGTTTGGAAACAGAGTAGCGAGCGCAAGAAAAGACTTAGACGCAACCGTTGGGGATATAGCGTTTTTGTCAAAAATAACTCCTGAGCGCATTGAACTAATCGAAAAGGGCGCGGATAAAAGCATCAACGCACTTGAAATACATCGCTTGGCGTTTGCACTAGGTACTACTTATGAATTCTTAATGTTTGGAAAGGTGGTCGCGTAATGAAATTTCTTACTTACATCAAGGCACCGAACACATCAACTGGAAACCCTCAGCGCGGATGGATTCTCTCCGATGCAACGGGCAACTTTGAACGATTCATCGATGAAGGCTACGAAGGTCGTGGAGCCATTGCGAAAGAATTATGGAATGGCGCTCAAGAGGTAAACAGCGGTTACGGAATCTTGGTTCCATCAACTGAATATAAGCGCTGGAAGAAAATGAAATCGGAGGTAGCGGTATGAATCTAATCGAGGCAAAAAAGATTGTTGGCAATCAGCCAACTTGGGCTTTGAAGAATATGGTCAAGGCTCTTCAGATGTTGCCATGGCGCAATACAGTCGAGGATGAGCAAAGACTTGTCGCCGCAAAGATTGTGCTTAAAGATAGAAAGTAAAGTATAATGGGGGTTAATAATAGAGAGGATGGGAAATGAACATTGCTGAAGTAGAAACGAAAGAAGATTTGCAAGCATGGATTATTCAATTTATGCCTGAAGCCAAAGTCGAACTCTCATCCGAGGGCATCGTCATTAAGACTGGAATGGATGTCGCCATGGGCGGTTATCTTTATCCAATGAGTGAGAGGCATGGAGATTGATGGAACACGCAATTCTTGTTCATTCGCCCGAATATGCGAACTGGATATTCGATAAGTCGCACCCTACACAGGGACGACGATTTCTCCATGGTCGCAATCAGATTATGTTGGAAGCACAAAAGCGTCATCTCAATGTAGATGAAATCCATCCTGAAATGCCACATACCGACGACCTTCTATTAGTGCATGACCCAATCTATGTTCATGATGTCACTATCAAGGGTGAATCAGATGAATGGGACGGTCAGCGTCATGACCTTGGCGAACTAGCCAAGTTATTTGTCGGCGGTACTTTGACAGCCCTAGATGTTTTGCTTGATAAGAAAACTTTGCTTGCTATTAACTTGGCAGGTGCAAAGCATCACGCGATGCGTGACTACTCAAGTGGATTCTGCGTGTTTGCAGATTTTGCTATCGCTGCGACAAAGGCAACTGAATTAGGCGAGCGCGTAGCAATCTTTGATATTGATGCACACCACGGCGACGGTACTGAGATGTTGCTCAAGGCTAATAAAAATGTCATGACATTCTCGGTTCACCAATACGGAATCTTTCCAGGCACAGGTCTAATCTCCGATTACAAAAATCGTGCCTATAACTTTCCACTCACTCATGGCTCAACGGATGAAGATTTGATGTCTGCAACTGAAGCCTTCTTTGAGGCTTGCGCTGAATTCGAACCTACGATGATTTTTGTTGCATGTGGGGCAGATGGTCTCAAAGATGACCCATTGAGCGAACTTAATTACACATCAGCGGGCTATTGGAGGTCACTCCGAGCCGTTAGAGAGCAATTCCATGACATGCCCATCCTTCTAGGCGGGGCGGGCGGTTACTTGCCTGATACGGGAACTCCCGAGGTTTGGTGTAATGCCATGCTCGCACTTACGGCGGTTCAAACCGAGGTTGTTATTCCCGACTTGTAGACTAGCGGGCATGACAACTCTCGTCGGTATCCAAGGAAGAAACTGGGCGCTCTTGGGTGCCGATACTCGCATTGCAGATGATTCAACAATTTATCGATTAGCAAAAGGTCATTCAAAAATTATTGAACACGATAACTTCACCATCGCGTGTGCGGGAGATTTACGAGCAATCAACATTTTGCAATCGCAACTCAAACTTCCTAAAACTTATGTTGCGAAAGATGATGCCCATTTTATGACGGGCTTTCTCATCCCAGCAATGCGTAAGGCTTTTGCCGATGCGGGCTACGAAAAAACTACAGAAGGGCAATCAAGTCATGAATCTGAATTTCTTATCATCTACAACGGAAAGATTTATGAAGTCGGTTCTGATTACTCATGGGTACAAGATTCTCGCGGTATCTACGGACTTGGCTCAGGTGGCGCTATTGCTCTTGGTGCCTTGGCTTGTCTTAGCGGAGATTTAGTAACTAGAGCAGAGGCTCGTAAATGGGCTAACAAGGCTCTTGATATTGCCTGTGAATATAACGCCGATTCTGCTCCACCGTTTCATATTGTAATTAAAGAATAATTCCTGTATCCTAACTCCAGTTGTATAACCGTACAACAAGAGAGGAACACATGGAAAATCAGCAAGATGTAGATAAGAAGTTTGCAGACATTATGCAACCAAAGGTCATCGTGCCACAAAGAGAGCCAGCAAAGTTTCCTGAATTGCGTTATTTGTGGGGACTTGCAGGAATTGTTTCTACCGTACTTATAGTTCTATCAGCAACTATCAGCACATTTCTCGACGCGCTATAAATTAAATAATGCTTCGGGGTCATAAACCTCAAGGGCTTTCAATGTCAGAGAGTCCTTGAGGTTTTTTGCATGATGCCCACAAAAGTGTAATTCGCCTGACAAGAATGTTGCTCGGACTTTCGCCATTGCGGAACATCTGTCACACAATTGATTCGGCTGGATTGGCAGACGAACTATCGTGTCAGTCATTATTTTTTATTCTTATCCGTAATCGGTCCGCCTGAAATCCAAGCACGGCATGTACGAGCGCTGGCACACTTAAAGTCAAACGCCTCGCAATATCCCAACTCACCCGCATCGGTGACATCCCAAGCGGTCTCGCGGGTATCGCCTTGGGCTAACCCGCCTGTAATACATTCCTTCATTGCTGAAGTCTGAATGAACGCCGCACAATTGCCACAGCGTTGCTTTTTGGCTTCCTCGGGCGATACAGACCATTCCTCGGCAATCTTGTCCCAATATGCCTTATTCGCCTCTGAGGGGTTGAGAGGACCGTAGGAGGCGTCGTCGATGGCTTTCTTGCGGTTTTTAAGATTAGTCCTTACATCCTGAGTCGCTGTTGGGCATGAAGCCTTCAATAGAGCGGAGACTGCTGGTGTAAGAGACATAAGCCAAGGGTATCAGGCGAACAAATGTTCGAAAAAATAGTTTGTGTGTCGGGATGATTATTAACCCTAGTTGTGTTATACTTAGTGTACAAGGTCGAGAGAGGAAATGACATGGCTCAGAAAGTCTACGAGGTCGAGGTCAAAGGTCAAAAGCAAAAGTATCAATTCGCAACAATCGGCGAGGCTAAGGCTTACGCAATAACCGCTACTGCTTGGGTCGGCGGTCAATACAGAATTCAAGCAATCTTCATCAACGAAGAGGTGGCAAAGTGAGTAACTGGTCAGACAAAATAGTTGTGATTGGCGTTGGAATCTCGAAAGAGGAAACTGACAAAATCAAGGAAATCATTATCGAAAAGGTTGATAACCAACCCCAGTTATGATATACTGGTCTTGTTCTCAGAGAGGGGAATAAAATGGCTCAGAAAGCAGTCAAGAAGATTGGTCAGTACAGGCTTTACAAAGTAGAAGGCTACGGTCACTACGAAATCTACTACGGCACAAAAACAACAGGTGTTCATGTAGAAAACATTGGTCACAAAAATAACTTTGAGTGGGCTGTTGGAGAAATCAAAAGAGCAACTCAACAGGCTGTCAATGCTGAATTCGGGATAGGGGTGAGCAACTAATGGGGTGGATTTCAACTGCGGTAGGTTCAAATATCACAACTAAAAAGTTCGTCGAATATGACGCAAAGCGTTTATTAGGTCATATCTATGAGGTCGGCACAATTGTCGAAGGCAAGACCGAATTCGGTCAAAAGGCTTTCTACATTTCCCTAAAACGAATTAACTCAGGTTATGTGAGCGCGATGGTAGTTTTGACCAAGCGCAGAAACGGCACCATCTTTATCAAATACATTCCTGAAGAGGAAGGTCCCTTGTACTTCGAGGCTCCAATCTCATTCATCAATTCATTAAGCACCACTTTCTCAGATACGGTTCACGAATGGCGCATGAAGTGCGTCGAAGTTGCTCAAAAAAAGAACTGGAACGCTCTTGTCGGAAAAGAGGTTGGATAATGGAAGGAATCAGCACACAGACACTCCAGCAAAGTCTTGGTATTTATTATCAAAGGCTGACAAACTGGAATACAACTGAAGAAAAGCGCCAAAAGTATCTAAAGAGGATAGAAGAAATCACGGAAGAACTAGGAAAAAGGGAGAGTGCATAAATGGGATACACACATTACTGGACACTAAAGGAGCCAATCAGCGCGGACGCGTTTGCCAAACTCCAAGAGGGAATCAAGGCAATCATTGAGACTGCCAACGAAGCAGGAATTTCAATTTCTAACGAATCAACTGACGGCGCAATCGCTTTCAATGGGGCGGGACGAGATGCTCACGAAACTTTTGTGATTCAGGTAGGCGATAAGGAATTCAATTTCTGCAAGACTGCACAAAAGCCTTACGATGCCGTGGTAACGGCGTCCTTGATTCTGCTCAAGAAAGAACTCGGCGATAAGGTCGAGGTTTCTTCAGATGGTCGATGGATTGACTGGCAAAGCGGGCAACTGCTTTATGAAACAGTCTTTGACATCCAGCCTGAAAGCGTCTTGTCTTGAGCAACGAAATACTAGATGACCTAGTGGATGAGTTTGGCAAGGGGATTCTCTCGTCATCTCATCCACACACAGGTTTAACTTTGAGGCAATGTCAGATTTTGTATAACAAGTATGGGCTTGAAAAAGGCATCTTGATAATTCAAAGATGGAAAAAGTTAAAAACTACATTGTCCACGGATTAGTCTGCCCAATTGAGATAGGGGCAACGGCAGGAATAATGTTCTTGTTTTCGTACACGGCTAAAAGAATTGCTTCAGCACGGTCAGGGCTGTGAACTCCACGCCGTTTCATATCAGCCTTGGCTTCAATCTGTATGCGACCTGAAGAATCAGATTTATAGGTTGGTCCTGCCAACTGCGCCAAAACTTGTCTATCTACATCAAGGCGCAATTCTTGCTTGTCATCTCTAGGCTGTAAAAGTGTGCGAGCGTTCCACCACATCTCGGCTCTTTGATTCTTGAACTTAGTTTGGTCTTTAGGCTTCTCGGCTACATTGACGCCAATAATCACCGCTCTCAATCCTCGCTCTTTTACCCATCTGTCTAAAAGCGATACAACGCCCCAGCCAACTCCAATCGTGTCAATCTTGACGCGAACTAAATCAGATAAGCCTCTGTCTTTATGGATAGCAACCGCCTTCTCAACTTCGGCGATAACCACACCCGCGACATCCACCGCGTTTGCATTGACCTTGCCTGAACTGCGGTGAATAATCGAGGCGACATAACCATCAGCCTTTGCGATAACGAATTCATCTCCACCATCGGATGCAATATCCACACCCAATCGAATAACTGCGCTTTCCAGCATCTCTTCGTTTTGTGTAGCCAACTCTGCCCAATGGTAGGGAATCACCTTGCCTGTTCCCGTTTGTGGGAATCGTGCATGAACACGGGCTTCAACGAATGGAGAATCTTCTCCGAATTCGCTCATAACATCATCGACCCAAGTTTGGTCTACTAGGTGGGTTGCAACCTCATGAGCCTCAATATGTGATGGACATGAGCGACATTGACCAGTCGCCTCACCTGTGAAGTTTGGTGTCTCAAAAGCGCTAATGGGTAAAATGTTATAGAGCGGACTCGCACAGATTCTTTCGAACCATGATTGCTCTTGGTCTGTAGGCGGGTTTCCCAAGACGAGAAGGCGCGTGTGTCCACCTGTCATAAGCGCCTCGAGTGCGCCACCAATCTTGTCGGAGATACCTCCAGCCTCATCGACCACAATCAAAAGGTGAGGTGCGTGAATACCCTGCACCGCGGCTTCGTTGTTATCGGCGGGGCGGAATCCATAGGCAACTACCGTGCCATCCATCTTCCACTCAGTAGTTAAAATCTCTCCGGGCAATTCATGGTGCATGTGAACTTTTCTAATCTGCGCCCACATGATGTTTCGAACTTGCTTGAAAGTTGATGCTGTTGTAATCGCTATCGCTGTTCCCGGCGGATGAACTGCAATCCACCATGCAACGGCTCTTGAGGCTAGGTGGGATTTGCCCGGAGCGTGACATGCTGGGACTACGGTTCTCTTGTTATCTCGAATCGACTCAAGAATATCTCGTTGCTTTGACCATAACGATTCGCCTAGACCATCTTCAATAAATCCAACAGGGTCATTTTCCCATCTCGCCCACGGATTATCCAACTCAGCATCAAGGATGACCGATAGCGCGTACTTCTCATCCTCTGTAAGTGAGAGATAAATCTTTGTTCGCTCTTCAGGTGTGGCATTGAGAACGAGGTCTACGAGCCGTTCACCCATTTCTACCTCTTACGAATCGCTAATACTTTGGCAATCTTATCTTCTAGGTCGCCCATTTCAACTTGAATTCTAATTGGGTCGCCATTGTTTCCACCAATTTCAAACTTCTCTGTCTTGCCAAACTCCTCGGGAACTTGACGCTCTAGCCACCACGCTGCTGCTCTCCAATCTCCATCGTTACCGCTCTTGGCAATAACTGCAACCTTTTTAGCGATTGCCTCTGCTCTTGCTTGCTCAACTCGCTGTAAAAATTGCAGAAATACAACTTCGGTTGGATTAGATTTTACGGTCATTGATAAAGATAAGCGCTCGCGCTCTGCCAATCCTCGACTCATCCAGTTATAGAAAGTCTTTTCTGCTATCCCTGAAGCGGTGACTGCCTTTCGAACAGGTGTTCCAATTCTGATGTAATCAAGAAGGGTTTGTTCCTTCGTGACATCAAGAAGGGCTGTCTTGCGTCCAGCATTGCTCTTTGGCTTTGTTGTTGGTTTCTTCTTTTCAACTGCGGTTGCCATTAAAATTCCATCCCTATGTACCAAAATCCTAATTCAAGATACCAGTTGTATTTTGAGATAGTAAAACCAATAGCAACTCCGCCTGTGCGTCCCCAAACAAACCAATGCTTGCCTATCTTTTTCTCCATGGGTTTATTCTACCTCCACAGAACATGCTTCAAGTGGTAGACCTAGCAACTGCGCGATGTCTTTCCAGTTATAGATAGCGTTTGCCCATTCATTCAAATCCTCGGTGTGAACTCTCATGGAGTGTTCGCCCACTCGAACAGTTGTTCGACCAACTGGGATATGCCCTGGCTTTGATTTTCCTCCTGCGAGAATCTCAGCAACCTCTTCAGGTGTAAACCCTGTTCCCTTGAATGAGGTCGAGGTAAGAAGTTTATTCAACTCAGACGGGTCATAGGTTGCCAAGTCGCTCGTTCTGTTATCCACAATCAGAATCTTAATCTCTTCGACATCATCAACATCAATCCAATGGACGGCTATCTTTTCCCAGCCCAATTGAACTGCTCCTTGATAGGTGTGGTTCCCTGAAAGAATATGCTTGGTGCGCTTGTTAGCCACGATGGGGCGATACTGACCCATGTATGTCAATGAGTCGATGATTGCCCCTATATCGCCCTCACGCGGGTTGAGAGGATGAACTTTGACCTCGTTGATTGCAACAGTCTCAACATCTTCAGCCGTACTCTCGCTTCGCTCTCCGTTAGGTTCAGGCTCAACTGGTTTACGCTCAGGTAATCCCAAGCGCTCTTTGATTATCTTGATGGCTTTTTGTTTTGTCGGTGCCTCGCTGTATAACTGCTCTTTCCAAGCCTTGTAAGCCTCCATCTCAATTGTAAACTTCCAAGCGCTAATCTTTACTTCAGGGTCGTTAGGTAAAGGCTTAGAAGCAATCGAACTCTTTTCTTCACCGCTTGTTAGCCTGTCCAAGATTTCTACCTCAGATGCAGTAAATCCTGTGCCATCCAACTCAGGCAATGCTTGAAGAAGGCTTTTGAGAAGTGGCTCGTTATATCCTGCAAGGTCAGTTAGGCGATTATCGGCTAGGACAATTTTTTTAGCAGTCTGCTCATCAACTTCAATATAAGTAATCTTAATTTTCTTCCAGCCGAGTTTCTTCGCCGCTTTGTAGGTGTGATTACCAGCAAGGATAAAATTCGTACCGTACTGGACGACGATAGGGCGGTATTGCCCGTGCGCTTTAAGTGAGAGTGCAATTGCGTCAATGTCTCCACGGCGGGGATTGGTTGGGTAGGCTTCAAGCGAGTTAATCGGAACCGACGCAACTTGACCTACCTTAATGTTGGCTTTCATTTAATAAACAACCACGCTTCAAAATTGAAGAACTTCCAAAAACAAGCGCCTTTATCAAAACCTGCTTCAACTGCCATAGCAATGTTTTGTTCGGCTGTCTTGGTTTTCATCAATGGGCGTAAATCTCGTTCTTTGCTGATTATCTCATTCGCACTAAAATGCTTGCCCTTGAAGTCGTAGTAGGCAAAATTAAACACATGTTCTAACTCACCGTCCTCCTCGTAGCATTTCTCTGCCCATACGAAAGCCCCACCCTCAGCCAACTCTTCATAGACTAAATCTAAGATTGCTTGTCTATCCCCGACTGGAATGAACTGCAAGGTAAAGATTGAAAGAATCAAGGATGGCGTCTTGCCAAAGTTGCGAAACGAGCGTAAATCTTTACGGACGAACTGAACATTGTCATGGCTCTCAGGTAGAAGATTACTTGAGATGTCAATGCCCAACTTGTCACCCGTGAAAGGTATGCTTTCAAGAAGTGCGCCTGTCGAGCATCCTAAATCAACAACTGAGTAATCCTCCTTAACGAAGAAAGTTGAAAGGTCACGAATAGCATCGGCTAATAAATGGTAGTTGGGTATTGACTTAGCAATGTGGTCATCAAAGTTATCTATTGTCTCAAAAGAAAATGGCTCAGTAGAACTCATGAAGTTTTCTTCCAATCGCTTCCACAACTGGGATGCTGATTGTTCGTCCGCATCGCTCGTATCTTTCGGCATCTGAAACCTTCTTTCCATCGTCGTAGAACTCTGTCCATCCATCGGGGAAACCTTGCAATCTTTCACACTCAAGAGGTGTGAGTTTTCTTATTGAAACTGATTCTTCATCTCCAATAACAACTCCGTGCCTATCTTGAGCGGTGACTGTGTACATCGGGTCGTTATCGTCTTTAATCATGCGCCCGTTTGGACTTTTGTTGAATCGGGCAACATCCATAATAGGTTTCACGAACGGAACATTATGTCCGCCTGTACCCATATTGGCTGTAAGAGTTGGAACTCCCTGTGACTTATATGGACGGAAATAACCGCGACGCCATTGAGCCACTTCGAACTCAGGTACATCATCCATCACATAAGGTCGAGATGCTCCCCCTTTGTAATAATGGGCATCGAGCGTTGGAGAAATGTCGGAGAAAAGCCCCTGCCTTCTTCCTTGTTTGCCTTGGTACGGCTCATCATTCTCTCTACCTGTGATTCCGATAGGAAATACTTTTGGTCGGGGTTCTCCTCTAAGATGTCCGATAAGGAAAATCCTTTCTCGATGCTGTGGGACTCCGAAATTTTGGCTGTCAAGCAACTCCCATTGACAGTCATACCCCATCCCATCCAAGACTTCCAAGATGATTCCGAAGGTTCTTCCTCCGTCATGATTGAGGAGTCCTTTGACATTTTCAAAGAGAAGGTACGGTATTCCTTTATCCCGAGCGAGTCGAAACATTTCAAAAGCAAGAGTGCCTCTTGTGTCCTCCAAAGAGAATCCCGTTCGTTTACCTGCAATGCTAAAAGTGGCACAAGGAAATCCTCCAACAAGGAGGTCTGCGTTTGGAATGTCTCCAGCGGAAATAGTTCGAATGTCTCTTCCGTCGGGTTGTTCTCCGAAATTTCGGGCATAGATTTTCCTCGGTCTCTCTAACCATTCGTTAGCCCACACGCACTCATGACCTGTGTTCTCAAGTCCTAAGCGAAAGGCTCCAATACCAGCAAAAAGTTCGATAAATTTCATTAGGCAACTGGTTTTGCTGGTCGCCCTCGATAACGAATTATCTTTCCGTTTTCATCGTATTTTGGTGTTCGGTCAATATCATCCTTGATGATTTTGTAAATCAACTGCTCCGATACTCCCATTGCATCAGCAATCTCACGATATGTGATGCGCTGTTTGCGTAAACGCAAAATCAACTGCTTGCGTCGCTTACCTAAATCTTGAATCTGTGATTGATGAGTACGAATAGCATCAGTCAAAATCTTCACCTCGTCAAGACCCTTACCGTCTAACTCCGTTGCTTCCATTACTGTTGTCATTCTGTTACTCCCTCTTCGAACAGGCGTTCGACTGCTTCATCGAATTTAACTTTCTTTTCAATGTGATTGGCTGTTGCCAAAAACTCTAATGTTGTTTTTGATTTTGATTTATCGTAGGCAATGAGCATCGCTAGATAAAACGGCAGAATAATTAAACCTGCAAAAGCGAGTGCAACTGCCGTCCAAAAGAATTCTGTGTTCATCTAAACTTCCTCTCTTTTTCTACCCCGCGTATGTAAAGCACTAATGAATTTTTGTCGTTCCTTGGTGGTAAATAAATTAACGATTTCACATATTGTGAAGAGTCGTCAGGTAAAACTCCTGCATCTACGATTCCATCAATTGCTGCCTTGACGGATGGATTACATGCCCCTACATCTTGGAGGCGACCACCTTTCTGATGAGGTTCAACTGTGACGCTAATCCACGCCATAGGAGGTATCCTCTCACTTTTAGCCAAAAGTTGAAAACCAAGTCTCCACTCTTTCGTGAGTGTTGCCCTTTCCCATCTGTTCCCAGCGCGTTCAGCGTTGGTCGTCCAAGGACGCTGTTCGAACTCAAGTCGGTAAATGACCTGTTCGGCTTCTTCGGCATGACATAAGCAATACATGGGTTAAGCATCAGAGCCTTCTTCCCTAATGTCAAATTGCTCCCTTTGTCCTAAATTGTCTATTTTCCACCATTTGCCCGAATTGTCTTTGAATGGTATGTCCTCGGCTGATTCAACTTTCATAATCAGATAACCCAACTCACGGGCTTTATCACGATTAGATTCAACCCAGCCGTGACATCCAGTAGTTCCCGAGCCACACAATGCAATCAAGTTTGCAGGTTGATGGAGCAACTCATTCTTTGAGCCTCCCATCATTCGAGGTCTCCTATGGTGAACTGATACACCCCATAAAAAGTCCTCGCCACACTTTTCGCATTTGTATCCGTTGCGACCTAGAACTGTGAATCGGGTTTCGTCACTAACTTTGAGAGGTCTAGGTTTAGCCATTGAAGTCTCGAGTCCGCGATGGCGTCCATGCAAGCAGGGCAGACCTTTGCGCTCGTTTGCGTCGCCACCTGTACCACCAATCTACAAATCGCAATATCCTCATAGGTCAGATGCCAACTTCCCATTATCGGTTTCCAGTAAAGCATCGTTCCCCTTATTAAAGTTTTTACGAATCTCTTCTAAATACTTTTGCGCTTGCTCGTATGACAAAGCCCTTTGTTTTGCCTCTTCGAACTCACGGGTTATCGCTTCCCCTCGAAGGCGCTCTTTTTCCGAGGCAACACGAATTCGCCATTGACGATTCAGGTGACTGGGATTGATTGCTTGGTCAGAGTTAGCGTAGTGCCAAGAAACAATTTTCTTAGCCTCCTCAAGTGGCAAGTCAAAGTCCAATGATTCAGCCCATGCACGAACTTTCAATTCATCAACCTGAACTCGAAGGTCATAGATGCCGACATAACCAAGAAGAAGCGCGATGTCAGGAAGTTTCATGCCGTAACTTTTCTGATAACTCAATTGCCCTGATTGCTCCAGTTTCATGTTTGGTCTTAACTCCCACTCCTCTTAGAACTAAATCCATTTGACGCATAGTGGGAACTGTCCCGATGTAATCAAGTGCCAACTCAATCTGTTGCTCGCTATAGCCTCGGGCTTCGGCTGCCTTGGTTATCTGAAGAAGTGAGTGCCATGCTCCCTTGCCAAGAGGTTTAACTCTTTGCTTTTCCCACCATCGTCTAGCAACTACTTCAGCGAGCGCGATAACTGCGATAGCAGTTTCGTCGCTCTTTGTTGTAGATAGGACGGGTGTATAGGACGGATGCTGCGGAGTGGAGTTGGGGAGTGAGACCTCCAAAGTTGGGGAGTGGAGGGTATCTGAGTTGGGGAGTTCGTCATCTTCAATAGGTAAAGCCTCCCCAACAGAGTTGGGTAGTTTTTTCCATAAAAGTTGATAAGTCGTAGCCTTACCTCGAGAGTTTCCCTTGCTAATTATCTTGATGTGTCCCTCTTCAACCATTTGATTGATGACCTTTCGGACATACTCGATAGAACAGCGACCCTTGGCAGCCAACATTTTCTGAGATGCAAAAAAGCGCCCATCATCGTGAGAGATGTCTGCAAGGGCAAGATGGATTAAAAGTCGAGTCCCGTCATAAGGTGAATCAGACCAAACCTTTGTTATCCATCTAATGCTCACAAATTACCTCCGCAATGTGGGCAACATTTATTGCGCCCTTGTTTTTCGACGACTCGATTTTGAACCCAACTCAATCCCACATAGACCTTACAGCCATTACGAGATTCTTTGAGTCTTGCAATGCGACCCGTCTTATGGAGAACGGAGAGTACACCCGAAGCGGTGCCATGGTGAAGTCCAGTTATGAAACTGAACTCTTTCCATGTCAAACCGCGTTCGTAGTTTTGATTTAGTAAATCAATTGCTTGAGCCTGACGCTGGGCAGTCTTTCCTGACCTGTCCGCCTCTACTGCTCTAGCCTTTGAAGTATCCGTCCCGCTGTGTCCTGAAGTTTGGTCGTAAGGCAACTCAGGCATTGACAGTAACGATTGGCTCCTCTGTTGTTGTCTCATTGGTGTCCTCTTCGAATTTAGGTACGATTAAGTTTGCCTGTTGCTCTTTGAACTTGATGCGGAATTGCTCAAGCAACTCAGCGGTGTATCCATCTTTGTGAGTGGTGATGTACTGACCAATCTCAGCGAGTGCGTCAATGGATGTCGCCTGTGTAATTTTTATTAAGACTGCACTTGGCGCTATTACATCTTTTGCACTTGAGCGCTCGTAACTCGATGAGTCAGGGTCAGCCTCGTCCGTCGGTAGGGATAGCGCTTGAAGTAATGCAGTTCGAAATGCCACAGACATCGCCTTAGCGGTTGCCTTGTCTCCTGCGTCCATTGCCTCACCTACTACCGTGGCTTTGATTGCATCGCCGTTTGCACCGATGAATGTGTAAGTAACTTTTACTTTCACATGACCCATTGCTGTTCGGTTGCGTCCGATTTCAACTGTGGCATATTCGTAATCTTCAACTGATGGGACAACGATTACGCCGTACTTTTGAAGTGCTGGGGATACTGCATTGACGACTGAATCAATTCCACGGAAATTAAATCCCTGTGAAGTATTCTTGTCTTTCTTTGCGATGGCTCCAACTTCCTTCATGATTGCGCTCATTGCTTGAGCGATTGGAAGTGCTGTTGTATCTGTCATGAGTTCCTCTCTCAATCTGCTATTACAAATGAAACTGAAGTCTCGGCTGGAATAACTCGAACCGATGGGACAATTTCGCCTTGGGTTGATATTACATCACCTGAATCGGTAAGTAAAGTGTTTAGAACCTTTTTGTCGATTTCTTTTTTAATGCGAATCAACTCAGGTTGGCTTGTCTCTGCCCATGCTAAGAACTCAAGTTCGTTCTCAATCTCAATCTTGGGACGACCTGCCGTAGTTTTGATTGTTCCGTGGGGTAGGACTACCGATTTACGCCCGTTGTAGCGCTCTGTGAGGGCGTAGGGCTTGAGGTTGGACTCAAACCACTCTGCATCTCTTTCAAGGTCTGTATTGACCTTCTCGAGCCATTCTGCAACTCGTAGTACCTCACGGTCATAGATGGCTTTATTATCGGCTTGCTTACGCCGTAGAGATGCAAGTTTCCGCATTGCCCAATCAGCCTTTGCATCGTCATCGACAATGAAAGCCTCGCGGAGTGGTGCTTCGATGATTTCGAAATCATCAATTGGTTGTGTATCTGACATGGTTGTTCTCCTCTCATCCGAGAGGGTACACAACCCCTGTTGGTTATGTCAAGTCTCAGATGCCGATTATTTGTCCAACATACATGGAGGCACCGACAACTGTTGCGATGAAGAGCGCCCCGACGGTACGAATAACCCATTCGGAGCGACTCTCCATCTTTTCAAGACGGTCTGTTATGTGTTCCATTGCTTGAGCAAAACGCTCGCTATCAGAATCGTAAACATCTTTCCGAAGATAAGTCTGACCAACATTAAGATTCATCTGCTTGACTTCCATTGTGAGGTCGTCAAGCCGTCTCATTACTTCTCCTAATGTTGGTTGGATTTCTTCGGTAGCCATAATTATGCTTTCTTTCGTGCTTCGTCAGCAGTCTTTGAAGCGACCACAACCGCTGGATAGGCTGGTCGTGCAATTCCCATGATGAGTTTGTAGGCTCGCTTTTTAAGAAAAGCGCCGTCACCATTTGATTGACTTCCTTTTGTATCCCCGCTGGTATTTCCCTCGTAAACCCAAAGAGTTCCTTTGCCGTCGTTCTTCAAGACAATACCAACATGGTCTGCCTGTGCATCATCATCGAACTGAAAGAACGCAATGTCTCCAGCCTTTGCTTGACCAACAGGAACTACTTGACCTTTTTTAGCAAACCATTTGAGTCCGACATCGCATGAAGCAAAACCCTTTTTAGATTGAGCAGCGATGATGTCAGAAAGTCCAGCCTCTTTGAAACACCATGAAACATACATAGCGCACCATGGTTGGTTGTTCATACCGAACCACTTGCCGAACTTAGTGTCGTTGTTAGCGCCTTCGCGATAACCCGCATCCACCTCGGCTTTTGCTGATGCTAAGACTGTTTCAACTGACATTTATTTCTTCTTTGGTGTTTTCAGCACAGTAGTTTTTTTGATAAGCAAATCAGCCACGCCGTCAGCAATTTTGCCGAAAGCAGGGTCTTTTGGATTGGCTGCGCGGATTGCAACGGGAAGAACCGCCGCTAGACCTGCGGCAAGGATTGCCTTGAGTGAATCTCCATCAAGTGCGAGGATGTCTCCGCCTGTAATCATAAATGCTGCTGTGATAGCCGCTAAAAATGAGCGTCCGTATGAGGCGAGCATCGCCTGTAATTTCTTGTCCATTATTTCTCCTAATCTTAGGTGAGTTAATTCTAACCTATGGTTTATGAACCGAGGTAGATTAAAGATAGCGCATTAAAATAACCTGTGTGGTCTACTCCCCCGACACTCAGAATCAAATCATTATCAGGGTTATGGTCATGATGAACTCCCATACGAATGAAGTCTCCCTTAGTAAAAGTGATAGGTATTGAACTAACCGCCAT